ACTTTGGCATGAGAGGGTAAAAGAGGGAAGAGCTTATCGAATGTTCGCTTATGGCACTCATCAAATATGAATAAGTCAACGCTGTTAAGGAGTTCGCTGTAGATCCGCTGTTCAGCCCGGCGGTATATAGTCTCGATCATAGCTACGAAAATACGCTGGCTTGAGTTCACTCTGATAGTCTCAGCTGTAATGAGTTCCGGAACGATAGCAAGGTTATTAAGCGCCCCGCCGGCTTGCCACAGCAGTTCGCCTCGGTCGGTAAGTATCATGACTTTTTTGCCTTTTTGCAATGCGCTTTGTGCAATAGCAGAGAAAATAACCGTTTTACCCGCTCCGGTCGGAGCGCAAAGAATGACGGCGCGGTGTCCATCGGCAAAGGCTTTGCGTAGGTTCTCGATTGCATCGGTTTGGTAGTTGCGTAATTGTATCATGTAGTAACGTAGTAAGACTGTAGTAAGCATTTTAAAAGTCCTTACTACAGTCTAAGTTTTTGATTTAATTGGTACTTATACCATTTGTAGTAATGTAGTAAGAGAATATATATATATATATATATATATATGTATAGTATAGTAAGACATTCACACACAATAAAAAAAGCCAGGAAGTTTTAACGCGTTTTTTACCTTACTCTTACTACATTTCGTTATGGCAATTTTAAGCACAATTATCCATAAACGCTAAAATTTGATGTAGTAAGGTCTATTACTTTTACCTTATAGCACTTAACTGGCTTGCCATTTTTGCGCTTTGAGGTCCGTTCAAAGCCTAAATTTCTGAGAGCGATTCCGACTCTTTGCGTATTAAAATGCAGTTTTGTGTATTGCATCATGTACGAAATGATCTCGGTTGTAGTTTTCGTATTCGACTCATTATTCGAGTCAGTTTTCTCAAAAAACATGATGATTGCCTCTTCGACGGTATCTACTTGTTCATTATATGCAGTTAGCTGATTAAGGTTTTGAATATCCTCTTTGGATAATTGCCAAGAGCTATTGCCTTCGGCGTGGTATATTCGACATGCTTCTAAGAATAGCTCGGTTTTGTCTATTGCATTGAATGCCTCAAAGTCGATTGATTTGATATTGATAGGGACTATACGGCGGTTCCCGGTTGGGTCGTTTATGATTTCAAGATCATTTGAAGTACCACAAAGGACGGCATACCGAGTAAAGTCTTGCGTTCGGCGGCCGTATGGTAGTCTAAGAGTAATAGTTTGCTTTGAACTTATGTCTTTGATATGCTTGTATTCGCTTTTGTTTTTACCGGAGAACTCATCATCGCATAGGATCAGCTTTGTACACATAAGCATAAGATCGTCTTTACCGGCATCGAGTTTAGATTCTCCGTAATAGCTTAAAAGCTCTTTGGGGAGTAGCCACCTAAAGAAGTTAGTTTTACCAATGCCTTGGCCTCCGACAAGCACTAGGATCAAGAGAGAGTAAGTACCGTGCATGGATGCGACGATAGATATGATCCACTTGCGCAAAAAGGCGTGTGCATAGGCTTCATACTCATCGTAGGCAATCCCTTGAGAGTCAAAGGTGATACACTCTGCGAGCCTTTCTATATTGTTTTGAGTCGTTTTGTCTTTATTTACCTCAAAAAACTGCATGAATGGATTATACCGAGGCGTTGCGTCGGAGTTTATGATATCCTCGATAGTTGTTTTAGCGCACCGCGAGCCTAATGAGTCAGCGATTTCGCCCCAGATAGTGTTAACGTCCCAGTCTTTAAGCGCTCGCTCTTTGTACTCAATTGCATAGGTAATCTCATTGAGTTTAAGGTCATAAGTCGCAAGCGCGGCTCGTATTTCGGGTAATAGGTTCGATTGTTTTTCTTTTGTTAGCTCCGATCGTGGTCTAGCTAGTGTTTGCTGTGCAATAGATTTCGATATTTCTGATGGTATGCCGTCTTGCAAGCCTAGTTTTTCTACGGATTCGATTATTTCCGTATCCGATTTAAATCCCTGGACTGCTTGATGGATTGTCATGCGCTGTATTTTTTTTGTGTCTTCAGTTTGTATATCAATTCCGAATTCTTTGCACTTGTAAAAGAATGTATTGATACGCACGCGTCCATTGCCAGTTTTTAGGCATTCGTCATACTTAAAGTCGCATGTATCTGAGTCATATTTTTCGCTTTGTTGAGATATTGCGTGGAAATAAGTACGGCCGGCTTCGCCGTAGTGGCCTGCAAGAGCGAAACCGATCTGAAGCCATTCAAAGTACGAGTTATTAGTTAAGTCGATACCACGCGAGCACACTTGCGTAAGAATGTAATCGATATCGGACTCAGTATGTGGATAATATCTATTAGTTCCTGTTTTTTCTTTTTTTAGGTATTTTTTAAATACTTTAGTTTTGCCTTCTCTTTTGTATAGATACGGGTCGAATGATACAAAGCGAAGTCGTGAGATATCTTTGCAAGCCGGATCGCAAATAAGGTGATAATTATCGGCCAGGTGTTTCTCGATCGCTTTAAAAGATTCTAAGTGCTTAGTAGGTTCGATAAAAAAGTACACGGCGTATCCATATCCTCCGACTGAGCGGTGGTAAGCATATACATACGGGTCTGCATGAAGTTGCTCTATTTGCATATCTGGATTATCTTTGTCGTCGATATCCATACATATTATACCAGAGTGAGCTTCGAGCGCTTCGGATTTGCGTTCTGCAAACTTACCTGAAGGAGTTATAGCCGGAAGACTGCTTTTAAAATTAGCTCGGTCTTTATCTATTGGATGATTACGATACTTGAGTACGTCATCTTGCCATGTACCGTTTTCCACTGATTGTAGAAAGAAGTCAAAATCTATAGCCTTAGCGGCTTTGTTATGCTTTGCGGATGTAAAAAAAGAGATAGTGATACTCATGCTTTGGCCTTGCGAATAAGTTGTAAGTAGATTTCATTAAAATCCGGATCTAGTATCCGTTCATGTTTGATATTACGGGCTGCAATTATAGGCAATTTCCGCGAGCAATTAAATACCAAAGCGATATTTTCCATAGTAAAGTTAAAGTCTTTATAGCACATTGTAATTGCTACATGCCTTGCGAAGCTTTGATGCTGGTGTATATGTTGAATTGATACGCCGTAATACTCTGCAACTACTTTAATAACCCGCTCGGATATCTCGTGTAAGATTTCCGTGTTCAGTTTTCGAACACGCCCGCGGGGCTTTTTTGTTAGATTTCCAAATAACTCCTCGCGTTCTATTTTAAGAAGCGCTGAAAGCGGTAGCGTAGCCAGCGGCTTAGGGTTTGTATCTTGCGCGAGGTCACTGATGTGACCGATCGGATGTAAGGACATACTTTCTCCTCAATAAAATATCCGACTTCAAGTGTTGTTTGTTTGTCTAAGTTGTTCACTTCGCCTCCAGAGGTAAGAGTCTATTGATCGTGCTATTGTTTGTAATTGTGGATACATGTCTATTTCGTCCATTGCGGCATATACATGATGCGACAAAGTTGAGCGGTGCAAATTTAAGTACTTGGCTATTACAAAAGAGGTAAGTTTAAGATATGTTGTAGCAAAGAATATAAACATACGCTTTGCATCTATAAGCTCTTGGAATCTATATTTATCGGTTAGTTTGTAACTTGTCGCATAGTATTTGAGTACTTCGTCTTCAAGCCCGGGCATTTCTGCAATGTGCATAAAGGCTTCGTAGTTTTTCCCGCGTGCGATAAAGTAACCTGACTTGGTATTTAGATCTGGTTTTTGCCTATGAAGTTGAGCTCTTTTTTGTTTTACAAAGTAATAATCTGCTATTTTATTCTTAGTGTTTATTGCTTGTTTGGTTTTGCGTTCGAGTTCCTCGCGTTCCTCTCGAAGTTGTTGACTTAGAGGCTTGCCTTTGACCAAGGAGGAGGCTAAGCCATCCCCCTCGTCGTATATAATATTGTGATTCATGCAAATATTTCCTCTTGCATTTTGTCTTTGAATCTATTATTTGATTCTTTTAGATTTAGTATAGCTTGTTTAAAGTAACTATCTTTTAATTCTATTCCGATTGCTTTGCGACCAAGAGATACAGGAGAATATACTTCAGATCCGACTCCCATAAATGGAGTAAGTACTACTTCGCGTGGATTGCTGTAAAGTTCTACTATTCTATCAATTACATCAAGTTGTAGAGGGTGTACATGTTTTTCATCGTCTTCATCTTTTGAGTCTCTAAAAGGCAATACATTATCTATACGAATATCATCCCATACAGAGCTCGCGTATCTTTGCCATGTTAAATGAGAAAGTTTATTACCTGAAGGATCGCCGTTATAGTCTTGCCATTTCTTTTTGAAGTCTTTGTAATTTCCGTATGTCTCTTTGTGAGCTTCTAAAAAAGGGGTATCTCCAAAGTATTCAGTAAGTCCGCATGGATGAGTAACTGGTACTTGATTCTCACCAGCCTTAGTAAATATCAATACATAATCCGGCATTGCTGTAAAACATTTTGTAGAATCTTCTACAATAAATTTATGCATTAAAGATTGTACCATTGTACGCATTCGTACTTTAAGAGGCTCCTTCCAAACTGTAATACGATTGCGATAATGAAAATTGTATTTCTCATGTATTCTAATAATCTCATTAGGGAAATCCCATAGATAGCACTTGTTATTGAAAACATCCGTACAATGCACTGCAGTGATTCTACCAGGCTTAGTTACTCTTGATATTTCTTGGACTAGGTATTCATATTGTTGTAAAAACTGGTCGCGAGATTCGCAATTACTAAAGTCGTTCTCATGAGAACTGTAATTATACAGTCCTGCAAAAGGCGGCGAATATACGCTTAAATCTACAGAATCATTCGGTAAAGTTGGTAATACATACATGCAATCAGAATTATAAATTGCATATTCTTCAGTTACGACTTGTTCTTTTATCATGATATTAAATAAATGATGGTAATGAAATTTCTTTATTAAATTCTTTTGTTTGGATTGTAAAGTCTTGACTAGTTTGCTGAGTAAGATTATTAAACATCTCTATAGCTCTTTCTTTTTTTATCATGAGACTCTCCATAACTCTAGTCTGACCATCCGACAAAATAAGATCTACATATACTGGTCTCTTTTGTCCAAATCTCCAAAAGCGTCGAATAGCTTGGTAGTATTGCTCGTATGAATAAGTAGGAAAATATGTAGTATGATTACAGTGCTGCCAATTAAGACCGAATGCAGTTATCGAAGTCTTTGTGATAAGTTTTTTGATATCACCAGCGCTGAAAGCGAGTAGTATTTCTTCTTTCTTATCTATATTCATATTACCTTTGACTTCGAGTGCTGTTTTGTCAAGTTCTCCGATAAGACTAGCTTCATCATTAAGATTAACCCAGTAAACAGAACATGGATGACTATTTGCTTTTTGTACAGCTTTTTCACATCGCATATTAAGAGTTGCTCTTACTTCGGCTTTAATCTCTTTGAATCCTGTAGCCGGCATTGCAAACATTGTATTTTGACCATCGATAGCAAGCGGATCGCGATTCTCGATAATAGTTTCCGTTTCGAATAGTTCCGGTAAAGTATGTTTGTCATCACTGAATCCATAGTCTGAAGGTTTTCGCATTGAGATGCTCCAAGATGCTATCCATCTCCAAAAGTCTTTCTCGGCGTGTGCTTTTAAATACCATTCGCATCCGGCGTGTCTTATGTCTATGCTACTTGCATTATTCTTAAAAAACTTCGTAAGCATATCCATATAGCCAAGATATCCAAGAGCTTCAGAACTAGTACCGAGTTCTATGTAATCATTAGGACTCGGAGTCGCGGTAAATAAAAATCTATATTTTACTTTCTTAAGAAAGGCTGTAATAAGATTTTTTGTAGCGCCTTCAAAGTTTTTTAAGATACTAGATTCATCAAGAATAACGCAATCAAATTTACTTGAATCAAAATTTTCAAGTCTTTCATAATTGCATACTACTATCTTACTTTTAAAGTTACCATCTTTGCTATACTCAATATCATCTATCCCAAACTTTTCAGCTTCTTTGATAAACTGAAAAGCGACTGCAAGCGGTGTAATAATCAATACGGCCTTATTGGTTGCTCTTGCATAATTAGTTGCAATGGTTAACTCTATTATCGTTTTGCCTAGACCTGTATCTAAGAATACAGCGCATCTACCTTTCTTAATAGCATATTCCGATACATACTTTTGATAGTCAAACATACATTCAGTAATGTAATTAGTATCAATGCCATAATCTATAGAACTATGCTTCTTAGACTCAAGAAACTCTGCGTAATTCATTTTATATCCTCGAAATCTTTAAAGTATTTAGTAAGCGCTCTACGGAATAGCTCTCTTTGTGGTATTCCTTGAATTTGTGCAAGTTTACGGAACCGGGCGGCCATATCAATCGGTAATTTTATTGTTACGGGTGTTATGCCTTGTTTTCTATCGGACTCGAGTACTTTTGCTTTTTTCTTTTGGTAGTCGGTTGCAGACTCCTCAATTATTTTACGCTCTTCTCGTAATTGCTCGGATAGTGAGACACCGGGAACGAATGGAGTGTATATTCCTGAGACTTCGCTGTATAGCGGTTTAATTTTCATGCTGTTACTCCTTCTTGTAATTGCAAAACATTCTCTTTATCAAGGCCTCGAACTAAGATATACTCATGCAAATAGTGTATCATGTTTCGCACATATTCGTAATTATAAGTAGGTCTTGGGAACGAGTATTCTACTTTGTTTTTAAAGTCCACTGCTTCAGGTGAATCGAATTCGAATATCTTATAATGGACATACGGAGAATTGAATAGCTCGCAATATACACGCCATTGTAAAGATTGGTAATATGCATCAAAACTTATCGCACTATACTTAGTTTTGATTTCCACGACATCGAGTCCGATAAGCTGGTCTGCGACTCCGGTAACTGATATATCACCGAACTGAGTACGGAAGACGCGGCGGACTTTGTACTCGAATACTCGCGAGCGGTAATCCATGCAATTACGTGCATTGATAATGCAGTTATTGCTAAACTGACCCTCGAACTCCATAGGATAGTCGGTTTGCATCATTTCGTGAAACTCTATACCTCTTTGCATCATTGCATTAGGCGGATCGAGTCTTAGGAGTGAGCGTTCGAACTGTTCGACTGTAATTAGGCCGTCTATGAAGCGGCGGTAAGATTCGAGCTGGGTTGCACTAATTTTTAGCATTCTTCAGCTCCATATACCAGCTTGTAATACGCTTCCGGCGTGCATGCTTCTTTGAGTTTTGCGCCCGCCTCGAATGCTCTAATAATTTGCTCGCGTTCCTTTGCAATTAAGTCAACTGTTTGGAATCTTACCTGAGATAATACCTCGCCTGGAGTCCGACTCACTGAAGCCTCGTAATATGCGAAGTCGAGTGATTGCCGTAGGGTCTGCATTGCGGTTTTACTCATCTATCATCTCCTGATACGGGTCTTTTAAATTGCGAATCTTCACTTGTTCGCGTTGGTGTATTGTCATTTTTGCTATGCTTACCATTTCTTTCTCGAACCGGTCATAAGCCCACTTTCTAACATCCTCTTCAAAGAGTGAGTAATCTAGGAGCACATCGTCTTCATCGAATGCGCCCCAGACTTCAAAGGTATTAGTCATGATCTTTCTCCTTTTAGTTTTTCTATTTCTTTTTCTAACCATTCGCATCTATCCCACAAAAGATCTAGCCTTTCAAAAATAGGCTCATTTACTATTGCATAAGCTTTAAAAAAAGTATTTTGTTCTTTTTCTAGTTCTTTACGCCTTTGATCTAAATATCTTTCTGTTTCAGTTGCATATTCTATCATCTCCCCACCTCTTCAAACTTACCGCTTTCTTTATTCCATTGCAAGCCACGCTCGCCGAATGTAGTTACGACTGAAGCCCAAACAGCGCGCTTCAAAGCATCCTCAAGACCTGCTTTGCTAAGTTCTGCTACAAACTTATTAGCATCTTTTGCGGCTTTTGCTTTCTCGCTCCACTCGCTTACCAACGCTATGGCAGCCTCTTGCTCTTTGGAGCGTCTGCTTATTGCAGTTAGTGTATGTTCTAAGATATCAGTTAGGCAAGTAGTCATAGAGTGCAAGCCGTCAACATGTACTGGAGGTATTTGCGCGCAGTTTTTAGCCACAATTGAATCGCTAAGGTCAAAGGTCAAAACTCTCTTATTACCTTGAGTCGTATAGTAGCCTACGAGGTCGCATGACTGCATAAGTAGGTCATAACTTGCGCCCGGAATCAATGGCCTCTTAATTCTCATATCGCCTTCTTCTTTCTCTTTTGCATGTGCAATAAATACGACATTTTTACCACTCAATTTGAGCGGAGTAAAAAACTCTTGAAAGGTTCGTTTTGTTTCGCCCCATAACTTGATCGTATTGCGTAAAAAGCCCGGATTATTAGCTATTAAGTGCATTTGCATTAATTCAATAACAGTTCCGGCCGTATCGATAATAATCGTATCATGTTTTGCAAGGATTGAGTCCAGTTCTGCCTTGTTATTAATCAAGTCTTGCCATGATTCAAACTGCAGACCGTTCTTGAGTAGTGAGGATCTATGAAGCCCTCGGTCGAAGTCTAGCACAATTGGATTAGGCGCGGTGTTCGCGAGTGTGGTCTTACCGATTCCGGGATCGCCGTAGATTAGGACATTTAGCCCGTTTACAGTCATTCCGCCGTTTTGTGTGATTAGTCTCATCTCTTTACTCCTAGTATTCTTTTTAATTCGTTATAATTTAATAGATACATTGTCTTTTGTCCGTATGGCACGTGCTTTACTTGTCTTAGTACCGCCTCTTTCTCGTTTCGTACACTGCTTGCAGGCCGTCCTATTGCCATATAGTGCAAGAGTCTTCGCGATACTTGGAATAATTCGGCGGCCTCACGAATAGTCAGCCAGTCACTCACTGCAAAGCTCCATACATGTGCATTTCGAATCTTTGTATTACATAGTGAGCAAAAAGCATAATTACGGTCATATGCCATAGTTTGAGTTCAAATCTTTTTTTCATCTTACGAGTCCATTAATGATAGAGTAGACAATTAAATAGCTTATGAATAGACCGCCGACAAGTCCGACGGCCATTTCGAATACGGCGCGCTTGGTTTCGGGCTTCATTTTGCGCTCCTTGTTAAGATTATCCATTTGCCGTTGTACGGCATTACCTGAGCTTCGCCAGGGGGGTGCAAGAAGATTGCAGCCATTGCCTCGGCAAAAGAGTTGTAAATTTTGTGTGGTTTGAGTTTCATGCCTTCGCTCCTTGAAGTGTAAATAGTGGGGGCCGTAGCCCCCGTTTGTTTATTATGCCATTCCTTTCTTTGTTATCCATATAATGCGTCGACCGTTCGGTGATATACACTTAACTGTTTTGCCGTTGACTACATCATTAATTTCGTCGTCTGTTAATTCCCAATTTTTAAAATTGCTAAGTATTGAATCCCATTCGCTTAGACCTGTTATGCGGTCAACCTCACTTACGTTTATTTCGATTTCGTTTGCGTTTGTCATGTCCGTTCTCCGTTTGTTAGTGCGTTGTTTATTACGGTGCGAACTTACGAACAAAAATAATACATGTCAAGTCTTTTTTTTATTTATCTAATTATTTTTATTTTACTAGGTAGGTCTAAAGAGCCTAAGTAATTGAATTCGCGAGGAGTTATGGCAAAAATAAATATCTTACTAATAGCAGATATTTCGGCAAGATTTTGCACTGATTGCAAAGAGGGCACGGCGGCGCGGTAAGATTCGCCGTTTTTTTTATGTATTTCTATTTGGATCATTTTACTATATTTGTATGTCATCATGCTTTATTTTGCAGGTGGCCAAATACTTATAGCATTTGCGTGCAAAAAGGCTACCCGGGGAAGGTAGCCTTTTTTATTTCGGTAAATTTTGTATATTGCACTCAGCGGCCCACAATAGCCGTATCTTGTAACTCCCCCCAGAGCTAGAGCCCTGAATGTGTATGACTTTCAGGGCTTTTTATTATAGTACTCTTCCTTCATAACTTTTAGCATGAATTTACAAGTAGCTATTTCACCTTGAGCCATAAGAAGTTGCTCGCATTCTTTTACGGCCAAAGATACGGCTTTGTTTATTGGTAGTCTTTTAAGTATTGCATAGGCCCTGATAGCTCGCTCTTCTTTTGGGTCCGTAATGCGTATTACCATTAGTCGCGTCTCAGGACTAACTGAGCTTTGATAGTCGCGCTTGCGGCGAATGTATCCACTGACTTGCACTCTGGCACGATATACAAAGTCTTGCTTGTAGATTGCAAAGCGTAATTAAGATTCGGGGTTATTTGCAATGTGCAAACGCCGGTCGCGCCATTTACCCAGTCAGCTTCGGCAATATCAATATAACCGACAAGCAAATCAAATTGATCACTTGTAAAGGCTTGCGCGGCGTTTCTCGCGGCGGGTGTGATAGCACTACCGAATAGCCAAAGTCTAAGCGCGGGTTTCTGGAGAGTTCCTGAGCTTGTTTCTTTTAGGATTATGCGGTCTATAGTGCCCGAGAATCCAAAAAAGCGAGCCGCATCGACTGCAATAGCTCCAGATGTTAGTATATCATTTGCAGCGTATGCAGCGGTATCGAGAGTACCAAAGTCTATAGCTCTTAGTACTCGATCCTGCCCTGTTTGTCCTGTATAAAATTCCATTTGTATCTCTTATGCAAAGTTGTAAGTATTTTCGTCTTCGAAAGGTCTTAGCCAAATTATCTGAAGTTGCGCCTCGACATTGTCATCATCAAGCTGGTATAATACGGAACCGTGACCGGGGTTATTGCTTCTAAATTCTATTGTAAATCCACCGTCAAGATAGCTAATACCGGAGCTTGGCTTGCCTAAGTTATTACCACCCGGAACTCCGATAAGCGTCGAGAGGCGTAATACGGGGTAAGTATCCGATATGCATACATCTTGCATAGGATAGCCTGAGTCGGGCTGGTCAACTGGTAGAGCTGCAAGATAATATATCGAGTTGGTATGATACCATTCAGTTTGTAAAAATATCACATTTACGAGATACCACCCTTTTTTTCGTACTCTTATAATGGTCGGATCTGCAGTGTCGATATATGCTAGACTTGTATTAATTCCATAGGCTTCATTCCGCGGGTCTGATTCCCATTTAATCCGGCTAGTGCCTAAATTGCTTACGACTGCATGCTCCCATGGAACTACGGTCTTAATACCCCACACTTCATTCATATTATTGCTAATTGCAGAGCTAGAAGCGCTGTAAGCAATTACGCGGGCACTTTTTACGGCTTGTGCAAGTACGGCCTCGTCTTGGCTTGTTTGCGAGTTTGTATTATTGCCGTCATTATCTTGGTCTTGAATAAGAGTAAGCGCGCTCGGATTATTGCCTATTTCAAATGCTACTTGCTTGCGTCCAATACCAGCGGGTTTTACGGGCTCGTTAAATTTCATTATTCAGGTTCCCCGTCTATTCGTATTGTAATATCGCACATGCCTTCATATATTTTATGCGAGTGACTTATTAGGACTGCAAGAGCCGTAGGTCCGCCGTAAATTGATTCTAAGAGCGTATTATAGTCTGCAAGATCGATAGTACATCTTTTGCCTACATCGTTAGTCTTAGCGGTTGTAAAGTTAGTAGTTAAACTAGCCTCGGCTTGCGTTGCCCTTCCGAGAAAGTAAACAAGAGCTTCGGATATAGTGCGTCCGATTCCTGACTCTTGTTGTTCGAGTATCATTTGATATTCCGGTAACTGGTCATATGGATTACTAGGCACTGCAAGTGCAAAGTCTTCGCCTGCGAAAAATACCGAGCAAAGTGTATTTACTTTTTTTAAATCTAATTTACCTGTTTCAGGAGATTCAAAAGATAGCAAATATCCGGCATTTATAGTATTTCTAAACCATGAATTTAGACCATCTGTATTGTAGCTATTACGATATGTAATTATCGGCAAATTGTGAAACATGATATTTAAGTCTTTGCTATTATCACCGCTTGTCCCTTGCTTACCGAATCCATACTCAGTCGTATCCTGTTCGCCGCTGATTGTCGATATATCTACATTGACTTGGTTAAGTCCCTCGGATAGCATTTTGATTTTGACCGAGCTATATGTATTGTCTTGATCGAAAGTTACAAACGGCGTAAAAGGATACGGATTATCTGCTACCATTGTGACCGTATAAGCGTCGGGATTTCCACTTGTAAAAGTGTACAAAGCTCGGAGCGTTTCGATAGAACCTTCCACTATGTTTTTATACACTTCAAAAAAGTTTGTATATTTTCCAAACATCTTAGGATCAATATGAGCGCCTCCGACAAGAGTCAAAGTGCCCTCAATATTAGACCATATTTCCGAGATATACTGCAAATAAGGCGCTATTCCAGTTTGCGACTGATTCTTATAAAAAACAAGGGTCTTAGTAAAGAAGTCAGCGGCTACAAATGAAGAGCTAAGTTTTTGAGTTATTGCTCTCATATATGCAGAGTACATCGTGCCTATTTTAGTTGTAAGGCGCGTAAATAACTGTATATGAAAGTAGCTATTGCCATCTAATTTATCTACTGCATAAAACGGGTCAGAGTCAAAGATATAGTTTTCATAACCCTCCCCTATTTCTATTGCATTTAAAGTACCTCCTTCACCAGTCGAAAAACTTGCATTCCATGCGACCGTATCGGTCGTAGGTTTTAGCGCTTTTACCCATACATCTTGATTTACGATTTCTCCTATGCATCGAAATATATCATATATCTCAATGCTATATGTTATCACATTATCAAGCGAGGTTATTTCGAGTTCATTTTCCGCGCTGTACTTTTGGCATCCAATAAACGCGGTCTTGTATCCAGAGCCGTCGTTATATTGCAAAACAAAAGTATTAAACGCGTCAAATTGTCTTTCAGCTTGATTAGGAATGTCCGATGCTAAATACTCCGAGCCGTCCGCGTTCAAAGGCACGCGTTTTGTGGTCGTTCCGCGTAACAGGTCGGCTCTTAGATCATTGAGCGCCTGAGTGCCCTGCAAAGCGGCTATATTGACATTTATCTTGAGTACTTGGCTAACAAGTCCGGCGGGAATACTTCCAAGCTCGGTATCAAGTGACATATCACGCAAAAGGAACTCGGTAGGGAGTGTTACATTTGTCGAAGTCCCACCGGTCACATAATTCACACTACTTGGTATAATATACATACGCCATTGAATGGAGTCTTCGCTAGTCCAAGTAGTTATAAATCTTTGGTTTGTTAATGCCATTAGATCAAGTCCCTACGATAGCAGGTGATAGTAAATTTTTCGAGTCCTGAAGCCCACTGTTTTTCATTACTGAAGTCGCACCGTGCGAAGACAAAAGGAATAAGAGCTTTTGAGTAAGTGAATGAGCTTGTAGATTGATATCTTTCAGGAATTTGATACGGCGCGGTCGGTTCTACTATGCGAGTGTATTTCTTTTGCAGAATTATTTGCAATAGGTAATAAACATTATCACTATTTACCGTGCCATAGTCCCATGTACTTACCGGAATGCAGTCTACTTCGAGTGCTACTCTAATCCGGCGCTGTCCTATTTCCGTTCCACTCATACTAACTTCATTCGATGACTCTACAGTAAAAGTAGGCAAAATACCGAATATCGGTAGCTCGACTCCGAGAGTATTTATTCCTGCAAAGGTCGAATCGTCTGACCCTTCAAATTTTACCCAATATTTCCAAGCCATATTTACCCTCTCCTTGCATTACGGCGGCGGTCTCTTTCGATCACGGCCTTGATTGAGTTATTATCGGCTATAAGCGAGCCGCTTATTTCTACATGAGTATTACGATTGATTTGCTTACCAAGCCCGCGCGTCTCTTCGCGAAGCTTTCGAACCTCTGCAATTAGTTTGCCATCCTCTTGCACTGAGTATCGAACTTGCGGCCCGTTTGAAGTAAAGTAATCTTTGATACTCATTCCGGGGTTGTTATTCATCCATTCGAGCTCTTCGCGGTTTGCTTTAGTTCCCGGCGCGGTGATAACCGACTCTCCTTTCGATAGCCATGCTGGAATAGAGTCACTTCTTTCATCTCCCGGGCCTTCGAGTCCTACGACCCCGTCTTTGAAGCCTACCGCGCTTCTTGCAAGTCCAAGCAAGCCATATAAAGTACCTGTAAGAGCAGCCGCTGCAAGTGGCCCGAATATCGGCCCGAGTGTTGTAATTGAACTACCTAGAATACCTACGACAAAAGACGGTATCATTTTGGCTACGGCATCAAAAGCGGCTCCTGCAACTGCAGCGCCAAAGTCTGCTAGGGTTGCTTTACCTGAAGCTGCGAGTTCTCCAAAGCTAGCAAGCGTCTGACCGACAAACTCGTTAAATACTTTTTGATTGCCTTCCATGCCTTCGGCGTTTTTCTTAAATATCTCTGACTGAGATTTGAATACGCTCGCGGCTGTTTGATCTCCGACTGTTTTGAGCCTTTGCAAGGCTGTTACTTCGGTTTGCTCTTCGACTTGCTTTCTTTGCGCGTCAATATCTGCAATCTTAGCGGCATAATCCTCAAAGCTAATTTCTCGCTTTGCAAGGCTCTTTGTAATATCGTCCTCTTCGCTGTTTAAAGCTCCGAGGCGTTCCTCACGTATCTTATCGTTTGCCTCTTTCTCCTTACGGATTTTGTCCGAGTTAAATACATCAAGCATGCTAGTTTGCAAAGCTGTACTGACTTGATATTCAAGCGTGTTTTTCTTGATTGATTCTTGACTTTTATCTCTATAATTTTCATCTGCTAATCTTAGTGCGTCTAAGTTCTTTTGTTGTTCATCAATTTGCTTTTGAAATAGTTCCGCTGCTTTGTCAGCCCCTGCAATTTGAGCCGCTGCAAGTTGGTCTCTTAGAGCTTGCAATTGGCCTTGAATAACGTCCTGTAATTGCGTAATATTTCCTGTTACTTCTTGCAGTTCTTGGTTAGTCAAAGCTCCAATTTCTGGAATGATTTCTTTTATAAGAGTTGCGTTTCCTTTGGTTTGTTCGCCAATTGATTCAGCTAACTTTTTGTAAAAATCTTCTACATCTTTAGCAGCGTCTTTGTCAACAGTTGGTTTGATAGCCGAACCTTTATCTAATATATCTTTATTCTTTTTGAATATATCTTGATATGCTTTTTTGACGTTATCTTCGCTTTCATCTCTATTAACATTTGCAACAATTGATAATTTTGTTTGGTATTTAGTTCCTGCTACTTTTGCAAATGTTGTGTTTAACTGTGCTTGTTGAAGTTTGGCATCGTCTTTAAGTCTTTGTTCTTTTAATTTTGATTGCTCATCTTCGGAACCTTCCAAAGTCAAATTATATGCAGTCCTTTCGACTTCTAGTTTTAAGTAATATTTTTGATATTCCGCTATTGCCTTTTCAAGATCCGTTGCAACTTCTTTTGCGGTTCCGCCACCTGTTTTAGCAGTTGAAGTTGCAATCTTTTTATTAACTACGACAACCTCTTCAGCTTTAGTTTTGAAGGCAGACAAAGCAGCTATTTGTGAATTATATGCAGCGGTTATAGCGGTATGTGCTTTAGGATTTTGGATATTCGCTATAGCTTTTGAGTATGCATCACCAGCCTGCTCTGCTGTAGTAGCTGAATATAAAGAAGTTGCAAAAGCTGCACCAGCTTTAGCTTCAACTGATTGTGCTACTCCAAAAACATTGTTTAGTTCATCAGCAAGAGCTTCAAGTGACTCATTACGTTTCGAAAATGCTAAAGTCTGGTTTGCTTTTTGCAACGCTTTGTCAAGTTTTATAGATTGTTCGGATAAATTATCTAAGCTTTTTCCAGCTCTATTTGCAATTGATTCAACACCGTCTAAATTATCCTTATAGCTTGAAGTATTCTTAACGAGGTCAGGATACTCTTTATTAAGTTCGCCGTTTAACTCTTTTAGTCTCTTGGTTTCATCTGCAGTGAGCTTTTTCTTTTTAGATAAGTTCAAGAACTCTTCAGCCATTGTCTTTGTACTTTGGACTGCTTTTGTTTGCTCTTCGTTTGCATCTTTTTGAGTTTTTATCATTTCTACATTGGCTTCGGCTTGCTCGCGAGTCTCTTCGGCTGATACACTAAGAGCGTCAGTAACTGCATATATACCAGCTCCTAAAAGTGCAAGAGCTGCTACGACCGCTCCAATAGGATTAAGAGACATTGCAAGATTCCATGCATATTGCGCAACGGTTGCAATTGATATTGAGCCTCCTAAAGCAGTTTGCACGGCTGCATAGGCCGCCGTAACTGCAGCGCCTGTAGCTGTAACTACTGAATATGCAGTAAAAGCAATAGCGGCCACTCCGACAACTTTCGATATTGCATCAAAGTTGTTATACATGAATGACAAGACTGGTTGCACTACTCCAAATACAGTACTTAATGCCGTTTGGATTGTCCCAAATGCTTGTATCATGAAGGCCATTGCCTTTGGTATGCCTTCTTGGAGTATAGGTAATAGGTCTGATATGATTGGCCCTAGTGCATCATAAACACCAGCTCCAATAGTTTGGAACGCTTCTCCTAATTGATTCTGAAGTTTATTGATACTTCCGCCTGCATCGCCTTGTTGATCCGCTACCGTTTTGAAAGAATCACCTAACAATAGATTTGCTTGTCTCATTTTTTCGGCGGGTTCGATATTAGAGCGCAAAGTCTCTGCAAGTTGAGGGTATTTCTTGGCTAGTTTTTCGATAGCGGCCGCGCCTTCCGGATCTGCAAGGCCTTTCGAGAATGCAAGTGCAACGGCTTCGCCTTTTACAGCACCACCTGAGAACACTTCAAGCCCTGCAGAGAGCTTTGTAAGTTCCTCTGCTTGACTACCAGCGACTCCACCCATAGTAGCGACTGTAGATGCAAGTTCGCGAGTCCTTTCAGTTGGTAGTCCTAGGTCATTTGCTAAGTTAAGAGTAGAGGTTCTAACTTTATTTATCTCACCTTCAACATCTGCGATACCTTGTTGAGTGAATGCGACTTCTAATGTATCTCCAAACTCATCAGCCGCAAGAGCGCCGTCTTTTATTTTGCCCGCAATTGATACAATGCCTTCCGATAACATAGATAAACCAGACGCTGCAAGGCCACCACCAAAGCCCGCTGCAAAACCGCTAAAACCTTTTGAAGTTTCCTCCGTTTTATTGGATAATTTCTCAAGATTATTTACAGCCTCTGTAGTATCTACTTCTACTTTTTCATTGCCTATTTGACTTACTTCAGCATCTGCTTTATCTGCGACTACAATCAACTTATTCAAATCTGCAATCGCTTTATTGAGACCTTGAATTAAATCTGCAATATCCAGTCCTAGTTTAATTTTGATATCATCGGCCATTGATTCTGTGCTCCAATTTGCGGCGTTCTTTGTGATAGGTTATTGTATAGGCATAAGTACGGATTACATCCACACGGGGTGTATCGTAATAAAGTCTCAGATACGCTGCGGGATCGCCGCCTGCAACGCCTTTGAATATCCAGTAAGAGCCTACAATTTCGCCAAGGTAATACGCACTCTCATCTCCGTCCGTCTCTTCGAAGTCGTCATCATCTGGGTCGTTAAATACCGTCAAGTCCTCGAGATAATACTCACATAATGCGGACTCTTCGGCATACTGTTTCACGAAAAAACTTTAGTGAGTCCAGTATCCCGTCTAAGTCTTGGTTATTCCAAAATTCCGAATCTTGCTCGGACTGAATACCAGTCAAAAGCTCTGTATTTTGCACTTTGCTTTCATCTATTACGGCTTTGACAAATTGGAATACTTTGGGTATTGTAGTTTCATCGACATTGATTAGCTCAAATAGATTTGCTCGGACTTTCAAATATGCAGTCTTTACAATTTCTTGGAACTCGAACTCTTGCATAATGTCTTTAAATGCGTCTTGCCCCTTTGTTAAGTCTATCTTTTTTGCAAGGCTCTCACGGCTAAATACTTTCTCCATTATCTCGGATTCGGCGGCTGATTGTGCGCCTTTTGTATTTGCAAGTTCTGAGAGAAGTGGTGTAACCTTGTCATAAAGAGCGGGGGTCAATTTTGTATAAAGTGCTACTTCGTGAGCTGTTTCGTTTAGATATAATTTCATGCTTTCTCCTTAGTAAAAATAAGGGGGCGGGTTTTGCCCGCCCCGTATGAATTATGGCGCTGTAAACCAGATCTCTTTATAACCAATCTTTGAAGGGATTGTGACCGCAGTCGCACCGCTTACAAGAGTAGTCAAGAAGTAAGTTGCTGCAATAACTAGATCAGTATCATTATTTACCACATCGCCGCCTACTTTTGGCTTTGTGTACTTACCGCTTTCTTGGTCAAACGCGCCCGAATCTTGCTGAAGTTTGCAAAGCATCAAAACTACTTTACGCTTGTTTAGAGTAGTATCGACACCACCGTACACGATTTGCAAAAGTGTATCGCTTGTCGCTTGAGAAGAGTTAAACTTTGTCCCGTCTTCGTATTCGCCTTGGTCTGCAGTTACCGATGTGACCGGAGCATAGTTTTCAAGGAACGAAGTAAGTTCCGGATTGTCTTCGTTTTGATCGATTGTGAATGTCGTGCGAGTCAATGAAGTCTTGATCTTGCGCTTCATTGAGTGCAACGCGGTTGCTCCTACTGTTGGAGCTGTCCCGAGTTCGTTTGCTGTGTAAAATACGCTAAGATTAGCGCCACCTACTACCATGATATTACCTTTTTGTTAATTGTTTTAAATATGAGAAAGTGTTTACTAAATAATCCCAGTTTCTTTGTGATTTATCGCGTGTATATTCTCTTACCATTAGCCCGCCGTTCCGTTCTGCTTTTTGCATCAAGACTTCAGTGTCTTGGCTATATCCTTTGTGGTATAATAGAATATCCGTATCGGCTATTATAGTGCCATTCGGATCGACTTCGAGCGTCTCATGGCATATTCTTTGCCATTTGAGAAACGCGCTTCGGCGGTGTAATCGCATTGCCGGTATATTATACCTCTTTCGTATGTGCTCATATTGCGGATCAAGATCATTATTGCAACCTGCTATACTCAAGTAAGCCGCGACCGCTTCGCTATTATCTAGCTCGTCAATATATTGCCAGAACTCATCATGTGGGCTTGCAAGGCGCTCGTCTGAGTCCATTTGTAATATCCAGTCACCAGTCGCATACTCATCTAGTTTATTTCTGCAATAACTGAAGTCAAAACACTCTTCGAAGTCTGGATATTCCCATGACAAAACTATATGATCATCAATGCGACCGACTTCTTGAAAAACAGGCTCTTTAAGTTTCGGATTTACCGCCGTGCGAAGTGCTACGACTTCGACATTTTCACTCGGTAAAGAATCTCTCCATCCTTTCAGGTCATCTCCATCCTGAAAGATTACACATGCACTTAACTTCATAGATCTCCTCTGTAATATACGCTTCTAAATGTCATAAAGGATATGCCTTTTGTCTCATCGTCATTAAACGTGACCGCTTGCGAGTCGATAAAATGCACGGGCGCAAAGTAGGTACGTTCATAATCGGACTCATAGATATCCGGCTTGTAATTTGTAAGCTTGTTTTCGATAGACTCGCATAAGTCAGCAAGCGCCTCGCGTAAATTAGCCTTGCCTGCCGTTGGGTTCTTTTTTACTTGCACTCCGACAAGCAAATACATATCCAAAGTGCCCTTATTTGCAAAGGCTGAATCGTCTTCGAGTCCAATTACTTCGCGAGCGTCAGCGCCTGACAAAACACCGACAAAAGGGAATTGGTAAGTATTCCATTTGTCTAGCATTACTTGGTCATAGACTTTGACTCCGCTCATTGTGCGAAGTCTATCTGCTATGGATTTGATCGCCGCTGATTCTCTTGCCATTGTTGTATTCCGTTTATGACTTGTTGTTTTATATCGCTTGCGAACTTGGTATCATTTCTAAGTCTATCGGCTGCAGGTGTAAAGTATGGACGGGCGGGTATTTTTACGCCGCCTTTCTTTTGCACACTTAAAGCAATATTTTTAAAATACGGCTGTTTAGTCTCTGCAAATTTTGCCCAAAAGTATTTATGCATACGTCCTTTGCTTGCAATAAAACCGCCAAACTCTTGGACTCTTGCGTATGGCAAGTCTGACCCGTATTCTACTTCAAAGTTATCTCCATTTTGTGAGACTTTGAAAACATTACCGGGCTGACCTTTTGAGAAACTACGAAAGAGAGTACCCGAGTTTACTGCGAGCTTTGAACTTGTCGAAGGTGCTATCCTATCGGCCGCTCCTCTCATTTCCATATTAGCTCCGATATACGCTTGCATGACAAACGGCATGCGCTCCAAGCTCTTAAGAATAACAGGCCGTAGAATGCCTTTTAAAGCTTCGCTACTGATCATTATTACACCGTTGGTATAACGAATTGAGAGAAGTACTTATGCCATCCTATATCGGTTTTCAGCGAATTAGACACACTTTGTCCCGCGCCGCCTGTAGATACCGAATTGAGTCCAAACCAATTACCGCCTTGAGGCGATTGCTTGTATGCAAGAGTGACCATTTCGGCTATTCCTTGCAATATTGTATATGGCATTGACGCATCTGAATAACCAGTGCTTAGCGTCGCCTTGAATTGTCCATTAGTCTTATCTCGAAAGACTATGTAATTAGCATACGGCTCGGCATTCCATGCGAAGTTACTTGCACTAAAATTTGCATAGGTTCCGAATTCATTCTCACGCCATTGTAAAGTCGTGAGAGCCGTGTTTGCATTGTAGGGGATATATTTCCATGAGTGATTAGCTTCGAGGCCGCGTTGAGCCTTTGAGGCGTAAAATTGGTAATATATCGTCCCACTACGAAGAGGCTGACCGCAATAGCCTTCAGCCTCATCATAGCAAGTTGTTATAAGGTAATCATACCAAGTATAAAGCGCCGTATCCTCGGAGGTCGGGTCGCCATTAACTTCCAAATTAAGAAAGGTCATGAGAGCACTAAACGCCCTCGGATTTGCACTTGTATACGGCATGTTATTTACCTATTTTCTTTGTTTCTACTTTAGGCGCGGGCTTTGAATCTTTCGCCTTGCCTTGTTTGATAAGAGCCTCGGCAATCGCCGCAGGGAGAGAAGTCTCAAACCCTGCGGATACGCCTTTATACGGCTCGATTAGAATTACATCTACGAGCATAAATCACCTAATTAGGTTGTTGAAGTTTTGAGAACACCGATAGCACTTGGAGCTGGGAACGCGAAAGATACACGCTCGACAACCTCGATACCTTTTTGATGAGTACCACCCAAACCAGTCGCACCGAAATACTCTTTGTATTCGTTAACTGTTACATCCTCGCGAACACCCATAACAGTGAATTGGTTAAAGTCAGCATAGAAAGCAGATGCTGTATTTGCCGCTGAAGTTGGGAATAGTGAATCTGGCACTACATGCATCGGACGGCCTGTAGGTGTAAAGTAGCTATTACCTTGAAGAGCGGTTAAACCAATAGATGCAATTTCGATAGGTCTAATCATGTCGAATATCGGACGGCTTCCGCCTGTTTCTTTCATCAAGAATCCAAATACAGACTGAGGCACGACAAATACACCATTAGCACCAACGCCGGAATTTACACCGAGGCGTAAGTTCCAAAGGTCAGTCCATGAGATTTCGCCGAATGTATCCTTACCAGAGCTATTAGAGCCACCTTGACGTACAACTGTAGTACCTGCAAGACCTGTAATACCGGTAAAGTTAGGGGAATTACCATCGCCATTGAAAAACTGCTTGTCTTCTGTTTCTGCAAGAGCGCGGCCCAAACCGTTTACGACATAATCTAAGAATGCAGGTGTCGCATCTTGAAGCTGCTCTTCGGATACAATCGCACCGGCTACAAGCTTACGGGCTGTCATAGCAGTAGCAGTGAAAAAACTTGCTGAGTCAGTCAAAGTCAAGCCAGAACCTTCGGCTACAACCGCGCCTGTAAACGCGCCAGAGCTTACGAGGTTTTCAGTTTTACCGCGCATTGGATAGATCTTTGCAAGTGCTCTTGTATAACCAAATTGATCAGCAAAAGACATGATCTCTTCTACCCAAAACTGGGGAACGGCTGCACCACCTTGTGCGGCTGTGCCTGTATTAAAATTAGCGCGTGTGATGTACTTGTTATTTGCAGCGCGTGCAATGTCTTCGGCTTGACCTTCGCGGCCTTGATGCTTTGCTAAGATATAATCTGCGACTACGCGAGCTTGGTCACGGCGTGAATCGTGATCGGCTTTAATTGACACTAATCCTCTCGCAGGTGATGGATTGTTTACTGGATGCATTGTGCGAAGTTGGTCTGCAACTTTGCGGTCTACAACTTCTTTAAGTTGCTCTTGTGTTACGATTAAATTGTCCATTAGGTTTTATCCTTAAATTAAATTGATTAGATCTTGTGTTGACATTTTTCTAGGCAAGTTCAACTCGATTGAACGGCCTGCTTCGACTCCGACTGCTTGCTTGATTTTCTTGTAACCGTTTTGTATCATATCCATTCCTTCGATAATTTGCGCTTGTGTTGAAGCTGCAATTTTCTTACCTACTCTTGTCTCAGGAACTTTAAAACTAGCACTTACAGACTCTGCGACTACTTCGACTGGGGGCTCAGCGGCTTCAGGTTCTGCGGCTACTTCTGGTTCTGCTTCGCCTTTTAACACGGCAAGCATAGGAGGAACGCCAGCGGTTATAAAAGCGTTTACGGATGCTTCGGCTTCTTCAGGTGAAAAACCGAGATTGATTACTTCAGCGATGAAAGCTTCTTGGA